ATGTTTAATTTTTTTCTTCTTAGCAATCTCAATAAATTTCTCGCGATCTTTTTTAGTAGGATTTGTGTTATCAATAATAACATTATATCCTTGTGAAAGAATTGTTTCAGTTTCTTTCACACACTTGGGCATTGATTTAAGAGTATCTCGATTTACAATCATTGTGTGTTCAAAAGCATTTTGAAGCATACTACTCAATGTTGATTTCCCAGAACCAGGGTAACCAATCATCATTATCATTACTGGTTCTTCTTTGCTTGCCAATTCTTTAATAGGAAGTCTATCAACTATGTCTTTGAAACTTTGTGTACCATTCTTAGGTTGATAAGTCCAACTCCATGTTCGGCTATCATTTTTAATTTTAAAAAACTCTTCTGGTATATAAAAATTTAAACCGCAATTATGAGCAAATGAGCGATCTGACGAAGCAAAATCCTTTTTATACTGCGTTGTTTTGATTCTTCCAGCAGCGTCTCCCACATAAAATGATTTATCCATATCAATATCACTTTCTAAAATATTATTCAAATCTTTGAATGCTTCCCACATACCAGGAAATGGTTTGCGATGATAATCATCTTTATGAGTAGCGATAAAGATTTGAGTATAATTCATAATTTCCGAATCAAAAAGCTTAAGTCCATTAGTGAAACGAAATTGAACTTGTTCACGTGTATGTTGTCCTCTACTGATATTCGATTGATTACTAAATAAAACTATGTGATATCCTGCTTTCTTATATTCCTTCAAAGTGTTTAAAATTGTTTTGTGAGGAAAAACAGCCATATAATCGTGTTCATCATCAGCATAAATATGACCTGACTTTGTCGTAATCAATGTATTATCAAAATCTAATCCACATATTTTAATCTTGGTGTTGTTTAATGACGTAGTAATTTTATTGGGCATCCAATAAAGAAGCTTTCCGTCAAGAACCCATTGATTGAGTGTTGCAATCCTTTTTTCATCACAATCATCCGAATCAGTCAAATCTGATGTGGATGGAATTGATTCTGATTTTGAGGTTGATTTTGATTTGAATTTTGATTTGGAAGTCGGTTTTTGATCTGATTTATCGTTATCATTGACAAAAACTGATGTTGTAAATAATTTACTCTCTATTTTAGAATTTGTTGTCTTTTTACTCTTTTTGACCTTCACAGGTTTAGTAGACATTTAAAATTAAATATGATCAATGTATGTTAAATGTTTATTTATAATAAATTGTTTTTATGATTCATTTTTATTTATGCTATTTTATAAAAGTGAAGGCTTTCTATGTTATTTATATAGGTTCCGTAATTCCTCTAAACGCTTATTAATGAGTGATATATGTTGAAAAATATCTCTCAGAATATCGGGAAGAACTTCAGAGTAGGTAAATAATGAATCTGATTGATTTAATGAATCATTCTTGTTCATTGAGTTGGGATTGAGTTTTTGATAAACTTTTTTTTGCCATTCTTCAAGTTTAGCATCATCCTCGGGAGCCTGAAGTTTTTTGATAATTGTACTTAGATAATTGACATAACCAATAAGTTTATGAGGTTCAAACACATCGTTATCAATCATTTGTTTAATAAAATCAACATCGAAATTTTCGTCTAGATTTGATTCCAATTCATTATGAATCTTGTCATTTTCAGTTCGTCGAGTTCTACTGATAATATTTGCCAAAGCACTTTTAATACCATAAAGAATCTCTGGTAATCTTGAAAAATTATCTTCAGTCAATTCTTTTCTGAAATTATCCCAAAAAGCATTTTGCGCACCTAAAATCATTTCTTCTAAATCGACTAATGTCATATGCAGTTCTTTAGCTGTAATTTTTTCTAATTCTTCAAGTGCTTGTTCTTCCAATATACCATTGCGTCGTTGAGCATGAATATATTGTCGTTTAATTTTACCCATACTTTCTGTCATATGCTGAATACAAGAAAGCATTTCGTTATGATCTTGACTTTCTTCAACTTCTTTCTTATGGCGTTCAAATTCATTTAATGAATACTTGATATTGTGATACGAAATTTTTAGAGTTTGAATTAATTCATTATTATCTACTTCTTGCCATAATTTGAAAGCATGATTATATTTTGAAATCATTCCACCACATGCCCGACGCATTTTAATATTTGTCATTACCTTCTGTGTCATTTCATCAACAAGTTTTTCTGAGAATTCTTTAATTGAAATAGTGCTATTTTTATAATCTTCATTATTCAAATAATTATATTCGTCATTTGTTTCATTATAATTAGTAATGTGATTCCTAAAATTCTCAAAAAATATAGTTGCTTTTTTAGCAGCTTCAGTTAATTGTTTTGTCTTGGGATTAGATTTTGAAAATTCCATAACTTGTTCAGGACAAAATCGTACCATAAATGAAGTTAAAAAAATTTTGACATCAATTTTGGAAAGATCTGGGAGTTTAAGTGATTTGGTAACTTCTGTATTAAAGAATGAATGATAATCATCAATTACTTCTTGTTTAATAAAGTGATTCTTAACATCTTCTGAAGATATATTTTTCAGTGATTCAAGAGATAGAATGGAGTTCTTATTGTAATTGTACATATTTAGGATTTAAATCGAATCGAATTGTACTATATATTTATATTTCTATCTATTTGCAATGTAATACAACGCTTATTTTAGTTTTATTGAGGAATAAAAAATGGTAAATTTCTTTTATATGTATATAGGTATAGGGTTAATTATTCTTGTGTAATTATTAAAATGAGTAGTGAAAAAATAAGAAATGGAACTTATGGTAATCCAATTATAAAAACACCTTATGGAGAGAAAAAAATAGTTTATGCTGATACAATTGCGTCAGGACAAGCATATCAACCTATCGAAAAATATATGAACTGTGCTGTGTATCCATATTATGCAAACACTCATAGTAATGCATTTGGAGGACGTTATATGACTCATTTAATTTGTAATTCTAAAAATATTATTCGTAAAGCAATTAACGCAAAAGATACTGATCGAGTACTATTTACAGGAAACGGTTGTACTGGGGCAGTACTTCATTTTATTCATGCCCTTAATTTAAAAAAAAATAAAAAAGATAAAGATAAATGGACAGTGTTTATAACCAGTACTGAACATAATAGTAATTATTTACCTTGGAAACATTTACCTGTTAATCTTGAAATAATTAATATTAATGAATTGGGAAAAATCGATATAGAACAGTTTCGAAATGGACTTAAAATGGCTCATAAAAAAAATAATAAAATATTAGGTTGTTTTTCTGCTGGTTCTAATGTCACTGGTGTATTTCAAGATGTCCATGATATTGCTCGTTTAGTTCATAGTTATGGTGGTTTAATCGCATATGATTATGCTGCTATTGCCCCATATGTAAAAATAAATATGCATCGTAACGATTCTAAAGGTGATTATTTTGATGCTATTTTTATATCACCGCATAAATTTTTAGGAGGACCAAATACATGTGGATTATTAGTTGCTAGTAATAAATGTTTTTTAAATAATGAACCTTGTTATCCGGGAGGTGGAACCGTTCGTTTTGTCTCAACTGATAAGTTTATTTATTCATCTGATATAGAAATTAAAGAAAATGGTGGAACACCTAACATTGTTGCTTCAATTAAAACAGGATTGGTATTCAAATTGAAGGAAAAACATCTCAAATTTATTATCCAACGTAATGAAAGCTTGATTCACAAGATTCAAAAAGAAATATTGAGTATAAAAAATGTTTACATATTGAATCCTCATAAAAACTTAAAAAGAATACCTGTTTTTTCATTTGTAATAATGGGACTTCATTATAATTTTGTAGTAGTATTATTAAATGACTTATTTGGGATACAAAGCAGAGGTGGTATCTCATGTTGTGGTATTTTTGCACAATATCTACTTCATATGAATAAAAATATGCGTGATAAAGTATACAGTTCTATATTAGGAGGTAGAGGTGTTCCAAAAGAATATGGTTGGTGTCGTATTAGTTTTAATTATTATATGCCCAATTTCTTAATTGATTATATTATTGATGCTATCCGCTTCGTAACTAAATATGGATATCTATTTCTAAAAGAATATAAATATGATTGTAAAAGAAATATTTGGATTAATAAAAAATGGAAATTGGGAAGTGATTTTGATTTCATTGAAAAACAAAGAAAAAATGGAATCAGTAATAATAATCATGAATGTGAAAAGCGTGTATGGATAACAAAAAAAGAGTGCGATAGAAATCTCGCACAGGCAATCAAACAAGCCAAAATGCTCAACTTAAAAAAATAGACCGTATTTCAAGTACAGATTCGTCTCATTTAAATTAATATATGAGTGTTAAAAAAATAAGCAACGTTAATAAAAATCTATCCATACATGAAAGTGATAACAATGAATTACAATTTGTTAATAAGTTTAATAAAATAGATAGTAACACTACCGTAAAACATACCCATTTATTAAAAGACGGTATTGATTATTCTATTCTTGAACCATGTTATTTTATAGCTCATGTAAAAGAAAGAAAGAGAATGAACGAAGAAAGAGACCATAATGAAATTAAAAATTATAATTATGAAGATAGAAAGTCTAACGATGGGGGTATTGATGAGGAGGATATGGGATATAAAGTGTTTAGTGTGGATAATCCAAAACGCATGGTGTGGCCACGAAAACAATATATTGAAAATAGTCAAAATATAATCAGTGATAAATATAATGGTTCATCTGCTCCTCATATTACTATGCTAGTTCGTCAATTTAAAATAAGAGGCATTATCTGGGAAGAAATAAGTTTAACTATACCAGAAAATGTGAACTGTAAAGAATTTGGTATTGAACCACTCAATAAATACGAAACAAGAGAGTTTAAATTGGGTTGGAATCTTACAATTAATGAGTATAATGATTTTATTAATCAATTATCTACTACATCATTGACAAGTAGTTCTCGTTTTTTTAATTATAAAAATATACTTAATAGAGGTGAAGAAAAATATGATAATATTATTTATGTCAATTATAGAGAAAATGGATTCTCTGATAGATCATATTACTCCAATATGAAATCGATTCACATCCACAAATTTAAAAAAGAATACGAAGAAAAAGAGCGACAAAAAGAATTAGAAGAACTACGTCGAAAAAATACCAATCTTCAACGTCAAGTTACATCTTTACAAAAAGACATAAGAGATATATTAAATAATATATCTTGATTTAACATAATAATTGAATTAAAATATCTGTATTTTATAAGTTGATAGTTCTTATCTCAAGTTGTAAAATAGAATAGAACAATGAATAACATAAATAATAAAATAAATAATAAAAGAAATAATAACAAAACCAATGTTTTGAATGTTCCTACTGATATAAGTAATAATAAAAACAAAAAAGGTATTATGAATATTGAAGGTGTTTATATCAATCCTCTGACAAGAAAACCATATTCGGAAGCGCGTCATAAACTCTGGAAAGAAGGCATTAAAAAATCTGGTGATGTAATGCCAAAAAAATTTCCAGATATGGAAGTATACAAACAAGGTAAAAATGTAATTGATTTTATTGATAAACATCAAGTTACATTATTGACAGCAGTAACTGGAGGTGGTAAGTCAGTTTGGGTTCCTCCACTCGTCTTACATTATTTGGATTATAAAGGTAAAGTTATTATTACATTTCCCAAAGTGGGTTATGCTGAATCTTCATATGCTACTTTAACAGAGTTAATGAATGCCAATATAGAAAAGCACGAAGTTGGTCTTCGTCATGGACGTATGTCAATGGCGGAAAAAGAAAAGCATTCAAGTCGTGATACTAAATTACTTGCTGTAACTGATGGTTATCTTATGGCAAAACTAACATTATCCAAAAATCCTTATCTACGTGGAATTGCAGATGCAATCGTTATGGATGAGGTTCATGAACTCAATCTCAATATTGTCATTATTCTGAGCTTGATTAAAAATATTCTTCGAGTTCGTCCAGAATTTAAAGTCGTATTGATGAGTGCTACTACAAATCTTGAAATTTTTAAAAAATTTTATGAAAAAGAATCTGATATTAAATTTGGTGTTATTCAGGTAGGTGAAGAAAAAACAAATTATGAAATCACTGAGTATTGGCTCAAAACACCTGTCGATATCAAAGATTTTATGGAAAAAGCAGTAACCACAGTAGCTGATATATTAAAAACCACCGACAAAGGACATATATTGGTCTTTTTAACAAGTAAAAAAGAGATTAAAGAAGCTTGTTTGAAATTGGATCAAATGTTTGGAAAAGGTCTAGGAAAAAAAGAAAATAATAATAGACAATACGAAAAAAGCAAAACAAATTTTGTTTGTCTCGAATATCATAGCGGTATTACACCTGAAATGACAAATATGGTTAAAGGAAAACTGGATGATCTTTCTATGAGAAAGGTTATATTCGCAACAAGTAGTGCTGAAGCTTCTTTAACTATTCCTGGTTTAGTTTATGTTGTCGACTCTGGTTTAGATATTGATAAATATTATGATCCGGAAAAATTTGCTGAAGTTACAGAAACTGCCTATGTATCCAAGGCTCAAATAAAACAACGAAAAGGACGTGTTGGTAGACAAGAACCAGGTGTAGTGTACTATCTCTATACTAAACAGCAGTTTAATAAATTCAAAGACTATCCATTATCAGAAATGGAAAAAGAGGATTTTACAGGTCCTCTTCTTCAACTTACTGGAATGAAGATGTTTAGTAATGTTAAAGAGGCTATTGCTTTTGCACAAGAGTTTATTACTCCACCCAAAACCAAATATATCAAAAATGCTTATAAAAAAGTAATTGATTTAGGTTTGATTGATAAAAAATCAGGAGAACTCACATTACTCGGTAAAATTACAATGTGTTTTAGTCGATATGATCCAATGGTAGCTCGTATGCTCTTTGCTTCTTATTACTATGAATGCGTCTATGAGTGTATTGTTATTGCTTGTATGTTGAACCAAGCCAATCGCATGACGGAATGGCTTCAAGAACCTAAGAAAACGGGTAAAAAAGAAAAAGATGATCAGGCTAAAATAAAATTCCAAAGTACTGTTAAAAAATTCTATCATCGATATGGTGATCATTTGACCTTACTCAATATTTATTCTAAATATCGTGAAGTTCCAGGTGGTATTGAAGACAAGAAAAAATGGTGTGTTGATAATTATGTTAACTTTGAAAAAATCAAATACATTCAAAAAGCAGTTGATGGATTGATTCGTGATTATAGTGATATTAAACTTCCACCTCTATTTGTTAGTACACAACATGCAGAAGATAATAAAATTTTATCATCCAATGTAGTTAATAAAAATCGTGACTATTGTCGTATGGAAGAAAAACTTAAAATTAATGGTGAATCCAATGTTAACGAAAAACTTCGCGTTCAAATCAAAGAAAGTTCATTCAGTTCAGTTCCTAACCTCAATACACAGAAAATTAATGCAAATGGTAATGCTGGTAATACTCCTCTACGAGGTGGTAAATCTACTAATAAACCAAGTGGTAAAAAATTAGCCAAATTTGTTGGAATATCAAATAAAGACGATGCCATCGTGGCTTCCATCTTTTATGGTTTCTTTATGCATAAGGGTAAATTTATGGGGGGCAAATATTATTCTCCTATTGCTAAAATGGCAGCACCCATATCTGGAAGCTCACTTGCTGAAGGCAGAAGCTTTGACAAATTTCCTCGTTATATAATTTATAATGAATTAAGTATTTTACAAGGAAGACCAAAATTTAATATTGTCAGTGAATTAAAAGAAGATTTGGTTCGAAAACTTGGATTTGAACTTGATATTGAACTCCCATCTCAAAAACGCAACGCAGTTAGAAGCAAAATGAGTCATAATTTCAATAAAGAAAGAAATCGACATAGTTCATCTCATAAAAATAGAAAAGGAAATCATAAAAGTAGTAAAAAATTCAAGGGTTCTCATAAAAAACGCCGTCGTTAATTATAATTATTCAATTAATCATTAAAATATTAATGATTAGTTATTATCTGTTATTAGTTATTATTAATTGTTGTTATTTATTATTATTTTTATTAATTATGTGTTCAATTGTACCACATTTAAATGAATCAAAATAAGGATGATTCAAACATTTTTCGAGTTGACGACAAATAGTCCAGTCTGGAAGATTATTTAATTCATCACTATCAAGATTTGCAAATTTTTTACTTAAAGCCAATTTCATATAAACCCAAAATCGAATATCACTATTGATTTCTTTTAATTTTTTACTATATTTGATAATATTACTTTCATTCATCTGTTCATCAATAAAATTTAAAAGAATATGCGTCATATTTCGATTATGTTTATCACTATCGTCATTATCGTCACGATTGTTCATATTTTTAAATGAAGATCGACCAAAATCAATAATTTTAACTATAGGACCAGATAGACAATAAAGATTATTACCCACTTCAATTACTTCGTTATCAAAAGATTCAGTAGAGCTTATAATAATATTATTGGGATGAAGATCATTGTGTTGAAAATTTATGTTTTTGTCTAAAACACCAAACACAGAGTAAAGAATCTGAAAAAGAATCATTTTATAGTAAGGTTTATATCGTTTTTCAAGTGATTTATCAGTGAATGCTTTAATTAAAGGTATTCCTTCTACATATTCCGATATGAAATATGGGGCTGTAACTAATGTCGTGGATAAATTTCTTGTTTTTTGTCGTAGAGTTATTTCACCTGATTCGATGAATTTTGGGAAAAAGGGAAGATTTAGTTTGGATAAATTTCGATTAACATTAATTTCATTTATTGCTGTCTTTCGTTGTTCATTAACAATAATTTTTACTATTCCTTTCTTTTTGAGTGCAGATTTTGAATTTGATTTGGATCTTAGTTTGGGAATGGGTTCAACAATGTAAAAAATAGAACGACTTGAGCCAGTAGTTTTTAACTCTTTTATAATTTTGTATTTCTTTTTAAGAAGGTCCAAAGTTATTGGTTCTGTATTTGATTTCAATTTATTACTTTTATTCATATACCCTGCTTATACTCTGCTATAAGATTTCATTTACAACTTAAAAAGTATCAACTAGTCTGTATTAAAAAAACTGAAATATTAGAACAAATATCTTAATTTATAAAATAGAACTATTTGCTTCATTTAATTGAGTAGAATTAGATAAGAATAAGTATTAAACATTACGGAAACATGGTTGAACAAGTAATTGATATTGAACAAACCAGTAACTCATGTGTTACTGATATTGAATCTTGTTCTAAAGAAGAAGTTGAAATTCAGAAACCTCATTTATTTCCAGTTCCCAAATCTCAAGATGGATGGACACTTTATGGAGACCAAGATTGCCCTTTTTGCCATAAATCAAAAGATTTACTTATAGGAATGAGTGCTAAATTCAAGTATATTAACACTGTTGAACATGGAGGACGCACAAAGACATTAGATAGCTTGTCCAAATTGACAAATAACCAGCGTACCGTTCCTGTTATTTTTCATAAAGGTGAATTTGTAGGTGGATATCGCGAAATGATACAAAAACTAGTGGGTATTATTCGTAGTTGTAATTGATTTTTATGCATTATTTATAATTTTATTTTACTTATTGTAGATTTTATAAATCATACAACTGGTGTGATTGATACACTATCCAAACATGTTATTCTCTGAGCAATGAGATATTGTTCTTTTTCTTGGTAAGCTTTTTCTTCAACACTTTTTTTGAAGAAGAAATTTTCTTTATCCGGGTTAAACGATACCTTAATTAATTCTAAATCTTCTTTAATGTTCTTAATCAAATTATTAAGTTCTGTGTCATATTTTGTTCCTTCTCGACAAATTGGATATTTTAAAGTATCAAAACTAAATTGAATATACATATTACCCAAAGTTCCATCATAGGATTTTAATCCCAATCCAGAAAGACAATAGTAAATATCACTTATATCCGAATCATTTCGTTCTGTCCAAGCAATAAGATTATTAATAATTATCGAATATGGCAGTTCCATCCATTTTTTATTTGGAAGCTTAATATACACATAAGCTGTTGCTGTACCTTCGTAATCTTTAACTGCGTTATTCAAATTGGTATTCCATAAATAACCAGACAGATAAACCATAGGAACAGTCAGTTTGAGTTTGATATTATTAAGACCCAATAATTTGTATGAATATTTAATATAATGATAGATTGGAGATGTGTGTTTTTTATTGTAAGAGATCGGATTCAATTGAATATTAATAGATTCAAGACCAACATTTGATAAATGAATAACAGATTTTGGAAAAACATTTGGTTCCAAAGTGACATTAACTAATTTTTTGATGAGCGGATAATAAGTATTATTATAAATAGGGATCTCAAGTTTAAAAGTCCCTCCTGACATCAATTCTTCTGTGGTTAAATTTAAATCAATTGAATGAATTTTGCTCTTCATCTTCAAATCATCATCATTTTCATTCAATTTAGTTTGATTTTTTTCAAATTGTTCTTTTGATTTCCTAAAATTCCATTTATTTTTTTTATAAATCATTCTAAAATCATCATCAGCAAGAAATTGATATGCTTTTTGAATTCTACTGTATTCCAATATATCTTCATCACTTGGTTCTTTAAGTTTATCTGGATGATATCTAAGTACTAGTTTGCGATGTGTTTGAGATATTTCTTCATGTGTAGCACTGGGTGAAATATCGAGAACATCATAAAGTGTTTTATTGTCATTCAATAAAAAGTCTGTATTCATTTTGTAAAAGTCAAATGCAATACAATACTATACAACCTAATATAATATTGTATTGTAATTTTAAGTTTTGAATTTATTTATATTTCTAATCAAATAGATGTTCCCGAAGATGTTCTTCCCATTCTTGACGTTTTTCATTACTAACTTCAATTTCGTCCATGCGTTCGTTAAATCGTGAAATCCATTCACTTTTATCTACGTTGTTAATGATATATGAAATTATACCTTGAATACGCTCTCCTTCACTTATTTTAATCACTATATCATCATAATATCCTTGAAGAATACCAATAAAATCAGCAACACGACGACTGTAACAATACATAGCATCATCTTGTACAGCATCATGAAACAATCGAATCATTTCAAGACGACTTTGACGTACTGGGTATCTTTTAATACGACTCCAAACACGAACTGCCACTTCCTGTAAACTGAGACCATATATTTTAAGTCGATCTTGAAGCACAATATGTTTCATTAAAGCATCACGTTGAGCATCAGTTCTAAAATCTTGACAAACACGTTCAATAGTATATTCACAGTAATCCTTTTTTAATATTTCAATACACTTTTGTACTGACTGACGAATAGATGAACGATGAGTATTTTGAGGATCATTATAAACAGAAGCATGAACCTCACCTGTTTCAATATCTTGGTAAAATTTTTCTTCAATATAATCCAAGAAATCGTTTTCTACTTCTAAGTCTTTATTTTCTTCATAGTTAATGCTTTTAAGATTTTTTAGTTTTAATATTGTGGATGATAGCTTTTTTAGTTTATTACTAGCTAAATCAAGTATTTCCAAATTGGATAAATCCCCTAATTCTTCAGGTAATTCTTCCAAAATGTTATTGGAAATATTTAAGTATTTTAGTTTACTTGCTTTAGTCAATGAATCTGGTACATGACCAATAGAATTCCATGAAACATCTAAATAAGTGAGCTTAGGGACAGTTGATATAGAATTACAAATTGTTTGAAGTTTGTTATCTGATACATCTAATTTCTCCAGACACATAAATGTATCTATATTATCAGGAAGTTCAGTTATGGAATTATCATTTAATTTCAATTCTCTCAATTTACGGGCTTTATTTAACGATTTAGGAATTGATTCAAGACGATTCATACTCGCATTTATGGTAATTAGATTTTGACAATCACCCAATGAATCTGGAAGAGTCTTCAAACGATTACTTGGAACTGTAAGTTCAATAAGATTAGATAGTCTATTAAATTCATCAGGCAGAGATGAAATACGATTAAAACCACAAGTCAATTCAATTAAAGTAGAAATATCAAAAATTCTAGGTGGTAATTTAGTAATATTACTTCGACTAATATCTAGATGTTCAATATTAGAAACATCTAAGACGTCTGGAAAATCCATTTCGGATAGTTTTTTATTGTGTGTCAAATATAAGATTTCTAAATTACTAAGTTCAAATAAGTCTGATGGAATTTTTTGGATATTGTTCCAGTTTAGACACACATCTTTGATTGAAACTAAATTTTTAATATTATGTTCTATATCTGTAATATTATTGAAAAAAGCATAAAATGTTTCCAATGAAGTCAATTGATATAATGTAGGAGGAAGTTGAGTAATTCTATTTACTGAAATATTAAGGTATTTTAAGCTTGGAAAAGTGAAAATATCAGGTAGAATTTCAATATAATTTCCGGAAATATCAAGATGTTCAAGCTTTGAACATGTGGATAATGATAATGGGATACTAACTAATTTATTATCATTGAGAGCTAAATATTTCAATTTAGGAAAATTATTGAAAATATCGCGCAAAGAAGTAACAAAATTATTAGAAAGATTAAGTACCTCTAAATTAGTTGCTTTTTCAATTCCGGGTGGTATTTGTGTAACTTTACGTGAACAAAAATGTAATTCAGTTACTTCAGAGAACTTCGAAGCTGTTTTAGGTACAATTTTTGAAAAGCATTGACGAATTCCTTCATTATCTAAATCAAAATCAGGGCGAGTAGTGAAAGACATATGTTAAATAATTATAAATGTAACTTTAGTAACAGATGATAATGTAATAACTCAAATCTTTATATTTTACCGTTAATAATAGTATTAATCAATAGATCCAAAAACGCATCTGCCAATGCATCTTCCGTATTGGATTCAGTTATTGTATATTACTCTCATTAATTTCTCGATCTAATTGTAAAGATTCTTGTCTTGATTCTGGATCTCCTGATTCTGGATCTTCAGGTAACATTAGGTCTTCTAGGTGATCCAAATTCGCCAAATATTCTTTTAAAGTCAGAGTGTACAAATCACGTTTCTCAATATTTGAAATAACTGAAACAAAACCTTGTTTAACCAATGATTCCAGAATATTTAATTCCTCTTTCAAATTATTCTCTGTTGCTCTGAATTGATCCACTTGTTTTTCAATATATTCATCTTGTTCATCTATAGTCTTTTTAATATTATCGATTTTTTTATTTATTTTTTCAACTTTTCTTGATACATAATCCCACGCTTTTGTTACTAATTTTTTATCCTTATCAACATCTCGTTCCTTTTTCTCAGTTTCAAGTTGAATAATGGAAGCAGAAGCAATTAATGATGTGCATTCTTTCATTATATCAATATTTCTTGATTCAAAGTATTGTTGTTTTATGGTGCGTAACCAATCAATTATGAGTCTATTAAAACGAATATCTGGTTTGAGTGTATCTTCTCGTTGCCCTTTTGGTACCATTATTTTGTATCGACATTCCGGACATTTAATGGATGAAGGATGACAATTAGGATCACTACAATTATCACTATCACAATAATTAACCATTCTTTTGTAACATTGTCCACAGATTTTATGTTGATGAGAACATGGAAAATAATACATTGTTTTAACTAAATCACAACAAATTAAACATCTCAAATTTTCAATCGTTTCTGAATAATAATCTTTTAGGAATTTTTCAAATTTAGTATCTAAATTAAGAGCATACGGATTTTGATATTTATCAGGGTTGGCATTTATTTCTATCTGTGTTTTATCTTGAAATTTTTTAATTGCTTCTTCCGTTAAAACAAATGCTTTTCGTTTTTTAGGTTTAGATGTGTTTATATCTACTTCAGCTTCTGATGAATTATATTCAACTTCAAATAGGAGTTCACCTTCGTTATTACTATTACTATTACTATTACTATTACTATTACTATTACTATTACTATTACTATTACTATTACTATCATGAACTTGTATAGCTCTTTCTGCATGTAATTCATTATGTTGATTTGGATCGATTGCTATGGGTTCTGATTCTTCTTCCATTGTCAGTATTAAATATTAGTTACACATCAATATATCCAATTTTGAAAATCAATTTTTAGATACAAATTACTATTAGTTTCACAATATATATGAGAAAAAATAGGTAATAAATATTTAATTATAAGCAATGGAAATATAGGTATTCATTTTATCTAGAACTCGAGATATTTTGGAATCCGTCAAACTAAAATTTGGAAATGTTCTATTATACAATAATTTAGCTAGAAGAGCATTAAATTCTGTATATTCTTCTCGGCTAAGAACTGATAAAAGTTCATGATCCATATTAAAGATAATTTTTCTCAAAGAAAGCCCAGATTTAGAACTATTATTATGATATATAGCAATCTTACACACTTTATCTCGATATTCATCATCTTCACAGTTTTTAATAACCGCTTCGATCAAGGAAAAATAATAAAACTTATAGAATTTTTCCAAGGCATCATTATCTTCTTCACATGGAAGAAAATCTTGAAAAATATCCGCATTAAAAACTTCCTTATACATAATCAGTATAAAAACGCCACGAATGATATTTCGTGTGTGATTCGCAATTAAGTGAATTATTGTTTTGCATCAATTTTTATATTGATATTTTATAAGTAAAACAAGTAAAATGTTTGACGTAATTGTAGTAATTTTATTATATATCTGGGCAAGCGGTGTGGCTAGTAATATGTTTGTTCGTTGGTATTGTCATATGAAGGGGGGTGATATAGTATTTGAAAATCAATTCAAAATAGCTATTATGTTCTGGGCTGCCGTAGCTTTTTACGCATTTGCCATTGGTAATGGACGTCAATGTATGTCCAAATTGGTTTACAATCCACTAGTGATTTTGGCATTCGTCATCTTAATTTCACTCACCGCCATTAATTACTCATGCAGTGTTAAGAATTAAATATTTCATCTATCCTTTATCTTCAATTTTAAATATCCCAAAAAGTTAAAAAGTTAAAAATTGATTGTCATTATCATTTGTTATGGGAAACTAACATAAAAACTATATACAAATAGGAATAAAATAGAATAATGACCAAGATACTTGTTATTGTGGAATCACCTAATAAAATTAAAAAACTTCAACCTTATTTAGGTTCTGGATATATAGTTAAAGCAAGTGTAGGACATTTCCGTGCTTTAACTAATCTCAAAGATATTGATATCGAAAACAATTACAAACCCAAATATTCAATTGAACCCAAAAAAGCATCGGTTGTTTCTGATTTACGAAAAGCCGCTAAAATGTGTGGTGGAA